GTATAAAAATAATCCTAAAGGATTAAAAGCGTGGCTTATGAAAAATAGAAATATTGTGGTTTGGTTAAACACTAGTGATAGCGAGATGTTGCATATAGTAAAAAGCATTATAGGTGAAACTACAAAGAAAACAGAAGCCCAAGAAATAAGAGAACTAGGCGATAGATTAATGAAATTAGCAGGACTATAAGTCCTACTATAAGTTTTTATGTTTTTTCTTTAAAAAAAGACTTGACAAGCTAAGTAGTTTAGTGTATATTATACACTGTGCTACAAACAAAGGCACAAAACATAGGCAACATTTATAGGAGGCATAACTATGGCATCATTAGCAGAAATCCGAGCAAAGCTCAAAGAACAAGAAGCAAGCTCTTCCGGCAACCGCAGTTCAGGCGGTGGCGATAACAGCATTTACCCATTTTGGAATATTAAAGAAGGCGATAGCGCAGTGCTACGTTTTCTTCCTGATGGCAACGCTGATAACACGTTCTTCTGGCAAGAACGACTTGTTATTAAACTCCCATTTGCAGGCGTAAAAGGTCAAACTGACTCACGTCCTGTACAAGTACAAATTCCGTGTATGGAAATGTACGGTGAGACTTGTAACATCCTTAATGAAGTAAGAGGATGGTTTAAAGACGCAAGTCTTGAAGATATGGGTCGTAAATATTGGAAGAAACGTTCTTATATTTTCCAAGGCTTTGTAGTGGATAATCCACTAGCAGAGGACACAACACCAGAGAATCCAATTCGTAGGTTTATTATTGGTCCTCAAATCTTCCAGATCATTAAGCAGGCGCTTATGGATCCAGATATGGAAGAACTGCCAACAGATTATACCGCTGGTGTAGACTTCCGTCTTAACAAAACTTCAAAAGGCGGATACGCAGACTATTCAACATCTAACTGGGCTCGTAGAGATCGTCCACTAGGTGATGCAGAAATGAATGCGGTTAATACACACGGCTTGTTTAATCTTAATGACTTCCTACCTAAAAAGCCAGGTGAAGTAGAACTTAAAGTGATGCAAGAAATGTTTGAGGCGTCAGTAGACGGTGAAGCATTTGATATGGATCGCTGGGGTCAATACTTCCGTCCAGCAGGTATGAGTCAGGCAACTGGTGATCCAAATAAACCAAAGGCACCGGCAGCATCAACTCCGGCACCAGCGGCAACACCAGCGGCTGAGACTGCACCAGCACCACAACCAGAAGCAACTCCAGCACCAGCAGCTGAAGCGGCTCCTGCAGGTGACGGTAATGCTCAAGACATTCTAGCAATGATTAGAGCACGTCAAGGACAATAAAACCAATATGTCTTTACTAGCAAAATCGAGAACAGAGATTCACGGTTTACCTGTCAACGTTCCAAACGCTAGTAAAGACTTTGCTTTTTAGATAGGAGAAACATATGGCGAATAAAGCATTCGACCCAACGAAGTTTAGAACTTCACTAACTAAATCTATTACAGGTATGAGTAGTGGATTCAATGATCCAACAGATTGGATTAGCACAGGTAACTATGCACTCAACTATCTTATTTCCGGAGACTTTAACAAAGGTGTTCCAATGGGTAAGGTAACAGTATTTGCAGGAGAATCTGGTGCAGGTAAATCATATATCTGTGCAGGTAACATTGTAAAATACGCACAAGATCAAGGCATCTTCGTAGTTCTAATTGACTCAGAGAATGCACTTGATGAGTCTTGGCTACACGCACTAGATGTAGATACAAGCGAAGAAAAACTACTTAAACTTAATATGTCAATGATTGATGACGTTGCTAAAACTATTAGTGTGTTTATGACAGACTATAAAGCAATGCCAGAAGAGGATCGTCCTAAGGTACTGTTTGTTATTGATAGTTTAGGTATGTTACTAACACCTACAGATGTTGATCAGTTTAACAAAGGTGATATGAAAGGTGATATGGGTCGTAAGCCTAAGGCATTGACTTCACTTGTTCGTAACACAGTTAATATGATCGGCTCACATAACGTAGGCTTAGTATGTACTAACCACACTTATGCATCACAAGATATGTTTGATCCGGATGATAAGATTAGTGGTGGACAAGGCTTTATCTATGCATCGAGTATTGTTGTTGCAATGAAGAAACTAAAACTTAAAGAAGATGAAGACGGCAACAAAATTAGCGAAGTGCGTGGTATTCGTGCAGGTTGTAAAGTAATGAAGACTCGTTACGCAAAACCTTTCGAAGGCGTACAAGTTAAGATTCCTTACGAAACAGGAATGAATCCATACAGTGGACTAGTAGAACTTTTTGAAGCAAAAGGTGTAATCGAAAAGAGCGGTAACCGCTTGAAGTATGTTACAAGCGAAGGCGAAGAACTATTAGATTATCGTAAAAAATGGACTGGAGAGTTACTTGACACAGTTATGTCAGATTACTTAATTAAGGAAGCTTCTATGGTAAATACCTCTGATGACACTTCCGAAGAAGAAGAAGTCGAACCTGAACTAACTGAGGAGTAACTTATGGACGAAAGTCAAGTTGTTGAAGTCTGGACAATGTTTAAAGAATACATCGATAAAAAGCACATCGAATTAGCCGCAGAGAGATATGTCGATTTATGTGCCGATTATGGTATTTCAGACGAAGCATTACAAAACGCACTCGGCAACGATAGTGCATTAGATTATGCTATCAATTATTACTTAGATATTGATAATGAAGATGTACTTGATGAAGAAATAGATTGGGATTAACATATGGGTTGGTATAGCGAGATATCTCGTGATGTAAGCAAGATTCCTCAAGCAGTAGCACACTATGAATCAGAGCTTACAGATGCAAAGCAAGAAGTAAAACTTGTAGGCAATGTTGAAAAGGCAGCGGCAGCAATGCCAGGCATTGTTGAACAACGGTTTAATCAACTACAAGAGATTGAAGCTATACTCAATTATCTCAATATAGAACTGCGAAGATTGCGTAGTTCGTATTTTAAAAAATACCTAGAAAATTATCAACGAGCTCTGTCTAGCCGCGATGTAGAAAAATATGTCGACGGCGAGGCAGACGTTGTTGACTACGAAAAGATTATCAACGAGTTTGCACTGATGCGTAACAAATGGTTAGGCGTTCTTAAAGCACTTGACCAAAAGCAATGGCAAATTACAAACGTAGTTAAGCTGAGAGTAGCAGGTATGGAAGATGCATCATTATAATGTTCTAGTAGGCGTTGATCAAAATTATTATGATGAATGGGCAGTAAACTTATTACAAAGTATACAAAGATACAATCCTTGGCTTAATTTACACTGTCATATAGTAAATCCCACAAAAGAAAATACTTTGAATGGCGTAAGTATTACCACAGAAAACATTACGTTTGCAAACGACGAATCAAAGATTTCTTATCTACAGAGTGTTAGATTCCTAGTAGTTGCAAACAAATTTAACAAAAATGAAAACGTTTTTACTTTAGATGCAGACACTGTTTGCACAAGAAAAATAGGACACGTTTTTACACAACGACTTTTTGAAAAACAGCACGTCTTAAAGCACTATAAAGAAAATAGATGGCTTGCTGGATTTGTAACTTTTTTAAATAATGGTTTTAGACAAGAGCTTGCTTCAGAACTAACTGCTGTTCCTATTAATGAATGGAAATGGGGTAGAGATCAAACAATACTTAATAAATTAGCAGAAGAATACAAATACGAAAAATTAGATAGATTATGGATGTCTATAGGTAAAAACAAATTCAATAGTGCATTTTTAACTTTAAAGGGCGAGCAGAAGGTAACTGAAAAATATTTAAATGTTTATAGGAAGTATCTAGATGTATAAAGTTTTTTGGTCAAATAGTCGTCCTAATTTTGGAGACATCTTAACTCCTTATATATTAGATCATTACAATGTAAATTACGAGATGGTACCTAAGCCAGAGCAAGGAAATGCTATGAGTATAGGTTCAATTATTCATAAAGCAATTGATGGAATGATTGTTTTAGGAAGTGGTTGTATGCATAGTAAACATCAATTAAATCCTAAAGCAGACTATCGTTTTGTTAGAGGTCCTTTAACTAGGCAACGAGTAATTGCTTGTGGTGGCACTTGCCCTAGTATATACGGCGATCCAGCTTTATTGTTACCAGAGTTTTGTAATGAAAGTAAAAAAGAATATGATGTTGGTATTGTACCTCATTATGTTGATCACGCTGACATAACTGAAAAATACCCTAATCATAAAATAATTGAACTTACTAATAACGATCCGTTAGCAGTTGCAAAAGAAATTACAAAATGTAGGTCGATTATATCCACATCGTTGCACGGTATTATTGCTGCTCACGCTTATGGAATACCAGCAGCCTGGGTTAAGTATTCAAACAAGCTAAAAGGTAACGATATTAAATTTAGAGATTATTATAGTTCCGTGCAATGTACAGATTACTTTAGACCTTATAAACATATTGAAGATGTAGAATTTTGTACTCCTACACTACCTGACCTAAACAAATTAAAAGAAAAGTTTTTAGAATTAAATGACTAAGCCCAGAGATTTATTACAATTTAGATTATTAAAGCAAGCAATACAAGAAGAAGGTATTAACTTTAGTGCTATCGATACTAACACAAAAATAAATCATCAAAATGGTTATGTAGAATTTAACGGCAAACAGATAGGGTTAAAATATCCTAAAAGTTACATAGAAGAAATAAACAAGTTATCAAAACAAA